AGCCTTGTGCAATGTCTTGAGCAAGCGCAAGCGTCTTGTTTGCTTCCGTAATGTCTTTGGTTCCGACTAGCAGCGCTTGGAATGCTGGACGGAGTTCGCTGTCTGCTGTGCCAGACGCCCTCGACATTGCGGCGATGACGTCTTCTTGTGCGGCGACTTGTTCTTTGGATGCGCCTGTGACGTTGCCCATTACTAGCGCAAGGTTCGCTTGTTCGGCTGCGTCTTCCATTGCTGCTTTGGTTGCGCCAGCCAATGCGACGCCCAAGCCGGCCATTGCCGCGGCTGCCGGGATTGCTGCCTTTTTGATAGCGAAGTTTGCTTTGGCTCCGAAGCCTTCTAGTTGCTTAAATTGGGCGATCGCCTTCTTTGCGCCCTTCGGATCGTATTCGCTGATGATTGGGAGGATGACGGCCATGAGTTACCTTGCGCTTAGATCGCGACTTAAGGCTTCTCCGACGCGGGCAACGATCCGCTCCATCTCTGTCTCAAGTTCGCTTTTGTTTGCTTCGTACTGTTTCCACACTACTCGCGACGGGTCGCCGTACTTGGCTGTTAGGGCTGCGCCCATGCGATTACTTGATGAGAAGTCAAAGAACGATGCGGCCGAGCCCATCCATTTAATGGCAAAGGTCGAGAGGTTTACTTTGCCGCCGAAGACTTCTTTGGGTGCTTTGGTGTTGATGTAGGCCTTAACAGAATGGCTAGTTGGCCATGGGAAGACTTCATATTCGCCACGGAGACGCCATTGGCGTTGCCATCCTGAGAGCGGATAGTTCAACGGGATGGCCGACTGGATGTCTGAGACAAGCCCAGACGTTACGCGCTTGTAGTCCTTGGTGATGTCGCGACGGAGAGCCTTGTCGATCTTGTTGAGATCTTTAAGCGCTTGGCCAAGGCCGAACACTTCTATCCGTGCTTCAACGCCGCCGGCTGAGTCTCTCATTTGTGTCCTTTTTTGTTCTGGTCATTAAGGACTCTAATGATTGTTTGTAGGTCGCGTGAGTCAAACGACTCCGCATAGAACGTCGGAGCCCATCCCGTCGCGACTACCAGTTCGGCTAGTTGCCGGCGGTAGCCGCGTCCGTAGGGTTTGGATCGGTTGCATCCTCCGCTGCGATCTCAACGTCTGGGTTCTGTTTCAACCATTCGCGCCATGACGCTGGAAGCTTCTCGCCTTTGATAGTGAGCAACGTGTGTACCCAACACGCAAGATCTGATGCACCGATGCCGCGTCCGTCGGACACTCGACGATTCTCTAGGCGTTCCCATTCGGCAATGACAAATAGGTTTGTGGATAGTTGTTCGGTTACTTCTCCGCGCGTGAGATTAAGTTTGATTTTCATGGTGCTCCTTGTGTCGGGCCGAGGACGGCCGTGATTATGGTGTTACGTCTACTGAGTAAACTCCACCCTGTATTTCGATATCAATTACTTGAAGTTCGCCAAGGGAGGCATTGACGACAGGTAATTCAGAGATAAACCCGTCTGTCAAAATAAAGCCCGGATTCGTTGCGCCGTCGGCGGCCGAAGTTGGTTTGACTTTGACAACGATTTTTTTGCCGACATAGCCGGACATCAACTGGTAAGTTTCGTCGGTGGCGTATGAGTTGTACATCGTCAGGGTCAACGAGTTTGAGAAGAGCCCAGAGGTGTAGGTGCGTGATGTGGATCCGAAGGCGGTGTCTTCCAAAGGCTCGGAGACGACGGTGAACACGGCGGCCGTACATTGGTCGCTGATGTTGTTCAGGGTAGAAATGGTCAACCCAATTTCTACGGATGGATTCGAGAGGATTGTTGTGGTTGCCATGATTGCTCCTTGAGTAGTGGTTTTAGTTTGACATAGATTCGGGCGCTAGGTGTGGATTACGCCGTTTGGACTTGGGTTGCAACGGTGAGTTCGTATGCCGGCAGCATGGATCCGCCAATGTCGACGTTTGTGGGGCGGCCTGAGATGATGCCGATGTTAAGCGCGTAGACCTGAGCGAGCATATTAAGTAGGGACTTCTGGGCGTCTAGGTTGCCGGGGCCGAGCGTCACGATCTGGAGTGTGAAGGTCAGTTTGGCGATGTTGTAATTGAAGCCGTCAATGGAGTCAATGTTGACGAACACGCACGGAGGGACGATGTTGCGTGGATCGTTAACTACTTGAAGCCCTACAACGGTTTGGAGTTTGGCGACTAGGTCGTCGTAGCCCTCATTGAATAAGTCGGTGTAGGTCGGGACTGGCACTAGGCAACCTGCGGTCGGTCAATGCCTAACAATTGGCGGATCATTCCGTTGAGGCCCATGACGGGAGCGGTTCCCATTGACTGGAAAGATGCAAAGGAATCCATAGATCCGCGCTGCCGGTACAAAGCTCCTCCGTACATGATTGTTCCAAGTTTGACATCCTGCGACGGGACGGTTGTAAGGGAGTCGACATAGCCGGCTTCCATGCGTCGGCGCCAACAGAATTGAGATGCACTTGAAGCGCATATTGTCAAGAACGCGGCGTCGGCACTTGTGGCCGTTCCTATGCCAAGCCAGTCCTCAACGTCTCCTGCGCTGATCCATGTGCAAGTCGGGGTTGATGTCAGGGTTCCAGACGCGGCGGTTCGCTCGACATCGGCGGCCGTTTTTGCGTAGAGGACTTGGTTAGCGATTGGGATGTTGACGTCGTAAAGCAAGTCGCCTTCGGTGTCTACGCCCTCAAACAAATACTGGGGAAGCGCTCGGATGGAATAACTTCCGTTGAACGTGGCGTCTACGCCTGCGACCGTTATTGACTGGCCGACCTCCAACTCCGTCGGGGTGAGAAGTTGAAGGACGGCGAAGTCGTCTATGAGGTACTTGTTGGTGACCGTATAGGTGGCCATTACTAGGGCCTACCTTCCGATTATGGGCTGACGATGATGGACTTGACTTGGTCTGCGTCTGCGATAAACGTAGATACGTACCCTGCGTAAGAGAAGTTACGACCCAATGTGGATGGCAACTCAACGCTCATTAGGCCGCGTACTTGTTCGTAGAACTCAATGGCTTGTGCGCGTGCAACGACCATTGTGTTTGCTGCAAAGTTGTTGTCTGCAACAAGAGTCAAACCAAACGGGTTGAATGTGCTTCTCTCTGTGATGTTTGCAACGCCCATTCCGTTTACGCCCATAAGTCCTGCTGCGCCGGTGTACGGGAATACAGGTCGCTTGTCTCCGTCTAACTGGTTGCCGAGAAGCTTCCATACGTTCGGGCTGACAAAAACATGGTCTGGCAAGAAGTTCGTTGCGGTCAAGATGTCGGTTGCTGCGTCATACAATGCTGCAATCAACGTTGATGGATCGGCGGTGGCAAATGTCCATGTCGAGCCAGATGCCGATGCGCCTGCGGTAATTGCGTCGGCCGCAACGTTGTCTGATGCAATGAGGTATTCGCCGAGCAAGTCGTTGAGGATAATCTGCAACGATGCTGGATCGGTAAAGTCAACGTCCTGAATTGAGAGCGTGACTTGTCCTGCCAATGTTGTCTTGGTAATTGTGTTTGACGCAATAACCATTGTGGTTGCGGATGCGGCAGCAAGTTCGCTTGATTGTGCAGCGACGCTTGTGTGCGTGGTGATCGTTGGACGAATAAACGTTTTTGATGCTCCGCCGTTTGGCATTGCGCGTGCGCCAATTGCGTTAACAACTGGACGGATAAAGTTGAGGTCTTGGAAGACTGGCCCGAGGACTGGTACTGGCAAGAGGCCGGGAGTATCGGTGGTGAGTACGTCGCCTGCGGCGGCTTGTAGTGCAGTCTGCTTTGACTTCATAAACTCGGTTGCTGCGGCTGCAACGTTGCGGAATGTTTCTCCGCCGATGTGCATTGCTGCCATGTATTCGCCGGGGGTTGGAAGATCAAACTTGCGCTTCGGTACTGCTGGAAGAGAAGCGGTTGGGATGGTGGCTTCGATGACTGGTGCTGCTACTGATTCGGACATTGGGTTCTCCTGTTGAGGTTCTTGTTCTTCATTATTACTGATTTCTTCTTCGGGCTGGTGGATACTGGCCGCGACTTCCGTGATAGGTGCTGCGTCTCCAAAAGCTCCA